AACATTTGCAAACCCTGAAGCGACAAACATCAACGTATTCGTTACACCTGGTATTGATTATGTAAATAACAGTAACCTTGTAGAGGCAGCAGTTGAGATGATCGAGTTTAACAGAGCGGATTCACTTTACGTGTGTACAACACCTGACGTGGATATGTATGTTCCTAACTTGAACGGTCAAGACTTATTAATCTACCCAACTGAAGCGGTTGATAACTTGGATAACACAGGAATTGACTCTAACTACACAGCAACTTACTATCCGTGGGTATTAACAAGAGATAGTGTGAATAACACTCAAATCTATATCCCACCAACAGCTGAGGTTACAAGAAACTTAGCGTTAACAGATAACATCGCGTTCCCATGGTTCGCAGCGGCGGGTTACACTCGTGGTATTGTTAACTGTATCAAGGCTCGTAAGAAGTTGACTCAAGAAGATAGAGACATTCTTTATATAGGTAGAATTAACCCAATTGCAACCTTCGCTGATGTTGGTACTGTGATTTGGGGTAATAAAACTCTACAAGTTAGAGAATCTGCTCTTGACAGAATCAACGTAAGAAGATTGTTGTTACAAGCTCGTAAATTGATTTCAGCGGTATCTGTAAGATTATTGTTTGAACAAAACGACGCACAAGTTAGACAAGACTTCTTAAATGCGGTTAACCCAATCTTAGATGCGATCAGAAGAGATCGTGGTTTATATGACTTCCGTGTGACGGTTTCTAATGATCCTGAGGATATTGATAGAAACCAATTGACAGGTAAGATTTACATCAAACCTACAAGATCACTTGAGTTCATCGACATCACATTCTACATCACTCCAACAGGAGCATCGTTTGAGAATATATAAGTTGGTTTATATTCATATGAAAAGGGGAGGCGAAAGTTTCCCCTTTTTTATTTATAGAGATATTTATTTATATGAATTATAAAAAAATTGTTAAACAGATCATTTCAGAGATCATTCACGATCAAATGAAACCTACAATGAAGTATTATGCTTTCGACTGGGATGATAACCTTATGTATATGCCAACTAAAATCTATACCAAAGATGATAAAGGTAAGGTTGTTGGTATGTCAACAGAAGATTTTGCGGAATACAGAACTGAAATCGGTAAAGAACCCTTCGAATATGAGGGACATACCATAGTTGGTTTTGATGAAAACCCATTTAGAGACTTCAACGTACCTGGTGATGAAGGGTTTTTAAAAGATGCAATGAAAGCACCTACAGGACCAGCATGGAGTGATTTTGTTGAGGCGGTTAATAATGGGTCAGTTTTTTCGATCATTACAGCAAGGGGACACACACCTTCAGTTCTTAAAAATGCGGTTTATAACTTAATTAAGAAAAACAAACACGGATTAAGTGAAAAAGAATTAATTAAAAATTTAAAAAAATATAGAGAACTAGCTGATGAAGATGATTTATCTGATGAGGAACTTCTTAGGTCTTACTTAGATATGAACAAATATCACCCTGTAAGTTTCGGACAAGGTTCTGCTGCTAACCCTGAACAACTTAAAGTCGACGCTATGAAAGAATTTATGACATACGTCCAAAATCTTTCTAGAAGATTGCAAGAAAAGGCATTTATGAAAAATAAGATTAGCAATTATTTTGTTCCTTATATTGGTTTTTCAGATGATGACTTAAGAAATGTTCAAGCAATGAAGAAACATTTTGATGATGAAACTGGTTTAGAAATTTATCATACAGGAGGAGGAAAGAAGACTAAATACTAATTTAGTTGTGCCTAGTAAATGTATAACTTGAAAAATATTTGAAGTAAATAGAAAATTTTTTATTTCACACTATTTATAATAAAAATAAAAGACAAAAGTAAAAAAATAAGATATGGCTGATTTGTTAATGAAAATGCCGATCCCTTACGAACCGAAAAGGGAGAACCGATGGATTTTGAGATTTCCATCATCACTTGGTATTAATGAGTGGTACGTTGAGACGACATCTAGACCAAAACTTACTATCAACACAACTAAGATTGACTTCTTAAATACTTCAACGTATGTTGCAGGTCGTTTTGAATGGGGTGAACTTCCAGTTACTTTCCGTGATCCAATCGGACCTTCAGCATCACAAGCTGTAATGGAATGGATTCGTTTATGTGCTGAGTCAGTAACAGGTCGTATGGGATATGCTGCGGGTTATAAAAAGAATGTTGACCTTGAAATGTTAGACCCAACAGGAGTTGTGGTTGAGAAATGGATTTTAGAAGGTACATACTTAACAGGATATGATGGAGGATCTCTATCATACTCAAATGATGGTATCGCTAAGATTACTGCAAACATGAGAATGGACCGTTGTATCTTGGTTTACTAAAAAAATATTACATACAAAATATATAAGACCGTATACTTTACTAGTTACGGTCTTTTTTTATTTTTAATTATAAAAGAAAGTTTATGGAACAAGATGTATATGTAGCAGGACAAGAAGGTTTTAATTTACCTCACGACGTAATTCAATTACCAACACAAGGTAAATTTTATAAGTCCAAAAAGAAATCGATTAAAGTTGGTTACTTAACTGCCGCTGACGAAAATATTTTGGCTGAGGTTGATTTTAGAAAAAATGTAAACGAAGGCATTATTCTACCTTTGTTAAGAAACAAGATATATGAAAGAGATCTTAGACCTGAAGAACTTTTAGATGGTGATGTTGAGGCAATCTTATTGTTTTTACGTAATACATCCTTTGGTCCTGAATATAAAATAACTCCGATTGATCCTGAAACAGAAGAAAGGTTCTCATCAACAATTCTACTTGACGAATTAAATTATAAAAAAACGGATGTAGAACCAAATGAAGACGGATATTTTGAGACGACACTCCCTGTGTCAAAAAAGAAAGTGGTTTTAAAACTATTAACCATAAGTGACAAGATTGAAATTGATAGAGTAGTAAAATCATATCCTTCTGAAAGAACTGCACCTGTCATTACGACTAGATTATTAAAAAATATAGTTTCCCTTGATGGTGATGAAGATAGATCTAAAGTCAGTATGTTTGTTGAACAAATGCCAATTGCCGATTCCAAATACATTAGAAGATTTTTAATTGATAATGAACCAAGATTAGATCTATCAAAAGAAGTTATAGCCCCGTCAGGAGAAAAAGTGGTAGTGGATATCACTTTTGGGGTGGAATTTTTTCGGCCTTTCTTATCAATATAAGACAATCTTATTAGACGAATTTTATTATTTCTCAAGACTATTCAGAACTCAATATTCTGAGTTTATGAATATGCCCACCTACGTCCGCAGATATTTAATCCAAAAACATGTTGAGGAGACTAAAACCAATAATTAAATATTTATGAAATAAATGTAGTTATGTCGGATAGAGAAGAAGAATTAAAGAAGGAAAACAAATTACTTGAGGAACAACTTGCGAAATACAAAAAACTGAACCAACAGGATGGTGAACGATCTAGTGGTATGAAAAAACTCTATGACGAAAAAAACCAATATGTAGGAAGTTGGACTACAGACCTTTCTGTCATCAAAAAAAGAATGGAAGATACTTTTTCAAGTATAGGTGACGCACTCAACCCTGCAGATTTAGGTGCCTTTGAAGAATTAGATGAAAGGGCGACAAGTCTCCAAAACAAATTTGGGGCAACTAAGGGTGTAATGGAAGGATACAAACAAAGTATAGCCGACACCATACCTGAATTAATTAGAATGGGAATTTCCGAAGAAACTGCTGTAACGAATATGGCGACTCTAATGGAAAGTATGGGAAGTTCTGCCACGTTAGGTACCGAAGCAATCACTGAAGTATCAGCCGCGGCTAAAGTAAGTGGGGTAGAAATTGGTAAATTATCGGCTAATTTTAGAGATGTCGGTATTTCAATTTATGATGTTGGTGATCAAATGAAAGAAGTAACCGATATTGCAAGAGCTGCCGGTGTATCAGTTGCCGGTGTTTCAGACAAAGTAACAAGTAATTTAAATAAAATGAATCTTTACAACTTCGATAATGGAGTAAAAGGTTTAGCGAAAATGGCAGTTACTTCAGAAAGACTTGGAATTAGCATGAACCAAGTATTCGAATTTGCGGAACAAATATATAATCCTGAAGGTGCAATAGAAATGGCCGCAGGTCTACAAAGACTTGGGGTTACAGCAAGTGGGTTATTGGATCCACTTAAAGCCATGGATATGGCGGCTAATGACCCTGAAGCACTACAAAAAGAAATTATTAATGTGACAAAAGAATTTACCAAATATAATGAGGCTAATGGTAAGTTTGAAATTATGCCAGGTTCAAAAAGAAGACTTAGAGAAATTGCTAAAGAAATGCACATACCTGCAGACCAATTAGCATCTATGTCTATTAAGGCGGCGGATTTCGATATGAAAATGAAACAAATTGAATTCCCATCTTTGGCTGCGGATCAAGAAACAAAAGAAATGATTGCGGGAATGGCTCAGTTGAAAGACGGAAAGGCACAAATTAATGTTAAAAATGAGGCGACTGGTGAATTTGAACTTAAACAAGTTGACCAACTTACCGCCAAAGATATTGAAAGTCTTAAAAAATCCCAAGAAGAGGATAGCATGTCTATTGAAGATGTCCAAAGAGAACAACTTAGTATAAGTCAAAAAATTGAGGCGAATACAAGAGGGGCTATTAGTAGTGTTAAAATGGGTAAGGCAACAACTGAACCACTTGAAAAGTTATATACCACTATTATGGGTGCTCAAGTAGATATTAGTAGAAATTTTGCAGATCAAACGTCTAGTAAAGGTACAAGAAAGACTCTTACATCGATTGGACAACCTATGGAAGATTATATTGTAGGTGGTATTAGCGGTGATGCGAATATGCAAGCCGATGCGGGTAAAAACTTATTAAAGGCTCTTAGTGATGCTGAACAACAAATTAAAACAGGATCTCAAGAATTTCTAAATCAAACTCTTACAGATATAAGTACTAGATTTAAGGAGGCATACTCACAACCTCAAAAAGTTGAAACAAAATCAGAAGTAAATTTAAACATGACAATCAACGGTAATGACAATGTTAAGAACATGGATTTAAACTCTGTAAGAAATGATATTGTAAACTATCTTACTCAAACTACCGAAGGTAAGGATATTTTGAAAAAGGCAGTTGAGAATCCAAACGCACCAACTGCTATGGTTGGATCAAAAAACTAATAAAAAAAATATACCGAACACCTATTTATAAAATAAAACAATATGTCTGAAAGTTTTTTATCGTTTGGTAACTCATCGGCTTTTAGGAAACAATTATTAGTTAAGAATTTAACGCCTTATAATGTTCCTGGAACATACACATCACCAGGTAATCCTGTTGACTATGAAGTTGTGCTTTCAGTCAATAATGTTATTGATTCACCTAATAATTACGTATCCACAAATTTATTTGCCCAAGATTTATATCCATTAAATGAATATGGTCCTGAAGGTGGTTTTGGTAACCCCATAGGAGTTAATTCTGTTGCGTCAACAAACAACCCAGAAGGAACTAATCAAGGTCCTTACGAACCAATTGATACGGTTTTAGATATTGTAAATGAATTCTACATTGAATCTGCTTATGTGACTAATAAGTGGGGACCGAGTGGTGGATACAAAGATTTAGTTGTTATTACCGATATACAAAATGCAGGTAACATATACCAACCATATTGGGATCCTGGATATTATAGTTATTCATCATACCCAACATTTAACATTGTCTTCCAAAACGACCCAATTGGGTCAAACGGACCGTTATCGTCAGATAGTTTTTTAGCTAAAATTGGGGCTTCTCAGTTAAAGTTTGCTTTTGAGGAACGAGTGGCTCAAGAACTACAACAAGCGACGATTGGTGTTATTAATCTTGATACAATTTCAGATCCTTTTTCTGCAAGTTTATTAGCATCAGGACAACAACCATTCTTTATTAGAGATTGGAGAATTACGGTTCCTGAAAATCCTGCTTTGGTTGCAGTATCTTTAGCTAATCGATTAACAGGAACTTACTTTCCTGTTTCATTTATACCTGGTGATTATTTCGATGGAGATAACCCAATAAATGGACCACAAACAGAGGCAGCTCTTGGAGTTGCAAATAGTTTAACAGGTGGTTTATTGGCACCAATATTAAACAAATATAGAAGTCCATCTGAAGTTTTTGTTGCAAATACGGGTAATGGTACTAGATCTGCATTATTTTCGGCACTTGACTATAACTTATATAGACCGGCATACAACCGAGGAGTAATTGGTGGTTTAATCGCAGGTGCTTCTGCGGCTGTTAATAGATTATTTGACCAAGACAAAGCTCAATCTTCGGGTTATTATGTTGGTAATGAAAATGCAGAACCATCACAAATTGATGGACCACCAAACCAAGTTCCTGTTAACCAATTCGGAGTCCAACAACAAAGTATTGTTTATGGACCACAAGAATTGGCTAAACTTTATGAGGGTAACGAAAGTTTAATCAATTTTGGTTTAGCGGGTAGATCTTATAGTGACGGTGGAGGAACTTCGGGTCAATTAGTTTGGACATCACCAAAGTATAAAGGTAATGCAGGGTTTAGAGCAACGCAAGGTGGTGGGGCTGGTAGTTTGGATGACGATTTCAATCAGATATCGGCAGATTATTTACGATACCAATCTGTTGACATTCCATTTAGACCTGGTTCTATTTTATATGAAACACAACGACTTGTTGATTCTGCAGACCAAGTACAAGGACAGGCGAGATTAAAACACGTAGGTACTGCAATTAACCAAGTTTCTAAAGTATTCAACGACGGATATAAGGAAATGACAAAAGGTTCTATGGTACTTTCATATGTTAATCAAGCCGATGGAACACAAGCGGGATTAGAATATTGTAGAGTATTCCAAAAGGATACACCATATTATACTTATGCCGATCTACAAAAGTCTGCGGGTATTACTACGGAAGGTAGAAGAGTTGATTATTCAATTTTAGATAGTACCTATAATTTGAACATTGCCCCATTAAAAAATCCTGGGTCAACAAATATTGTTGATGGAAAAGTTAAGAAATACATGTTCTCAATTGAAAATTTGGCGTGGAGAACTTCAGACAGACCTGGTTATACTTATGATGATTTACCTGTTTGTGAGAAGGGACCTAATGGTGGTAGAATTATGTGGTTCCCACCATATGATTTAAAATTTTCTGATGACTCAAAACCAGATTTTAACTCAACATTTTTCTTAGGAAGACCTGAGCCAATTTATACATATAAAAATACAAGTAGATCAGGACAGTTAACTTGGACTATTATTGTTGATAACCCTTCTATGTTAAATACAATAATTGAAAAACAAATGAAAGGTGTTGGTAAAGAACGAGTACAAAGTGTTGTGGACTCATTCTTTGCAGGTTGTACTAAGTATGATATATATGAATTAGGTATCAAATTTAATATGATACCGACAAAAGATTTATTTACGTACCAACAAATCTTAAATAACCCAAGATTAACGACTGAGGAGCAAATACAGGTATTTGAAAGTATACCACAAGATCCGGTAACAAAACAACCTAATAAAGCAACTGGTGGTGACGGAACCCCAAATACCACAGAAACGGGAACAGAAACCGCTGAAAATACCAAACCTACTGATGTTGATTTGAGTAAGTATGTTGGTTATGGATTTTATTTTGAAAATGATATACCTAAAGGAAACCCTGGAACAACTGCAGCATCACCATATAATGTATATTATGACAACTATATTGGTTTACAAAACACCACATATCAATCTGAAGCACCAACCACAGTTTCATCAGGAGGACAGGAGTTCCAAAAGGCTGGAATACCACAATTCTTCAGTGACGTGATCA